CACCTTTTGGTTGTTTGTTGTTGTTTTCCCAGCGATTTTCGTCGCACTGGCCGTATATCTCGAGCAATTCGAGTACCTGATGTGTTGGCAATGGATGGTTGCCAGCATGCTCTATCAGATCGCCGCGGTTTTTGCCGACCGCTACGTCTGTGCCAAGCGCGGGTACAGAGCGAAATTTTGCAAGCGCACCATCCACAGTTACTCGTCGATGACCAACAAGGATTGGGACGATGCTGACAGGAGAGCCGACTCCATGTCACTCCGGGAACTGAAACATGTCAACGCCCGGTACAGCGTCATTGCGTACCGAAAGACTTTAAATGGCGTTCTTCTCAACACCGACAAATTCGGGCAACTTACTGGAGTTCCCGACTTTCTTCTCATATCCCATGAGTTGTTAGCACAATTGACTACCCCGAATGTCATGCTAACTGACGATTACCTTGTCGTCAAAGAAAGACTTGCGTGTGCGGTAAAGACCATACACACCGTCAACGTAGACAAAGAACTGTATCAGCAGGGTGAAGATGTGGCTAGGAACACCTGTTTGGTGGCGGAAGGACTCTGGATGCAGATCCAGCAGGCCCGCCCCCAGGGTTTCTAACTCGCTCCAGCAGGACTGGAGGGCATAGGTTGTACGCCCGTGGATATCGTTATCTCGAGAATTCGATGGATACGATCAAGGAGATCAAAGGATCTGCGGTAATATCAAAGCCGCGCGAGGTAGCTTTAGGAAAGCGCCCAGTAGTCCAGGTATCGTTGGGACCGGTGGTGGTTGGAGCGGTTCGCCCACACCCCTGTCCCCTGGACCCTGATACAACTATTGCTGGAGTGAGACATAGGTTTCTGAAGAAACCGCCCACGCCTGAGGAGTCGCTTCTGAAGAAGTTCAGATTGCACTGCAGACGTGTTTGCCGGAAAGAATTTACCCCCATTTCTTCCGATGCTGATGTGAGCGTTGAGCAATGGCTAAGCCACACAGATTACCCCGACTGGAGACGCAAAGAACTCCGGGTTCAATGGGATGGCGTTGCAAGCATGTGGGATCCAGATAAGTCCCACCGCTACTTCCGATGCAGCTCCTTCATGAAAGATGAGGATTATCCAACCTACAAGCACGCCCGTGCAATCAACTCACGGTCTGATGCTTTTAAATGTGCTGTAGGGCCTATCTTTAAGCTGATAGAAGAGCAAGTGTATCGACACAAAGCCTTTATCAAGCATGTTCCAGTTGCAGATCGCCCTGATTATATAATGAGCTATCTGCACCGTGAAGGAGCCAAATATGTTGCGACAGACTATACCGCTTTTGAGAGTTTGTTTGTCCGCGAGTTGATGGAAGCCTGTGAATTTGAGCTTTATTCATATATGACGCAATACTTGCCCGATGGTGGGGAGTTCATGCGCCTGGTACGTGAAGTGCTGGGTGGGCAAAATTTGTGTGTCTTTAAGGACTTCAAGGTGATGGTAGATGCCACCAGAATGTCCGGCGAAATGTGCACATCCCTAGGCAACGGGTTTTCAAACCTTATGCTTATGCAGTTTGTCTGTGAAGAGGCAGGCTGTAGGGAAGTGTTGGGAGTGGTTGAAGGAGACGATGGTCTCTTTACCATGATCGGGACGCCCCCGACCGAAGAGGATTTTGCCCGAATGGGCTTATTCATTAAGATGGAGGTGCACGACACCATCTCCACCGCAT